TGCATACTTCGGCCACTTCAGCTTCTCGAGAATCCCAGCCGATAAAAACTTTATATGTCATGACTTGAGTTTGCCTACAGTTTCTCGTTCAATGTCGCTGTGATCAAATTCGGCCCAGTACAATTCAAATGCCACAGTATCTTCTACTGCTTCAAATTGATGATATTCCCCAGGGGCTACCTTGGTATATTGTCCAGCAGTCAGTGTGGTTTCGTCTACCAGGTCATATCCGTTTTTCCACACACGAATCAACAGTTTGCCCGACTCAACATAGAATCCGTTCCACTTGAACTTGTGTTTGTGCTTGGAGCAAACTCCGCCAGCCACAGCTTCGATCCTGTGAAATTCTAGCACACCATTAGCTTCGAGTAATTCTGTTTGTCCCCAAATTTTTCCTGCCTTCATTTGGGTGTCCTTTTGATATTTTCTACAAGTGCAATTTTCATGCAGGTATTTACACCTGAATGTCTTCCATACCTGCAGTTCTTAGCCGGACCACATGTCCCATTTGCCACTGTTTGGTATCCAGACCTTTGAGAATGCCCAGCCAGCGATTGCGCAGGTATGCCACTTCGTTTATGATAGTTTCGTAGTCAATTACTTCGTCTTCGCCGTCCACATACTTTTCAGCGTCCCGCGATGTCAACGCACGAGCATACGCTTCCAGATACTTCTGAAAATGTTTTCTACGTATCTTGCGCAGTTGGATGTTGAGATAGTTCAACACCGCTTCAATTTCTTGAAGTTGGTTGAATCTGTGTTCGGTAATGCCGGGCAAGGCTGTGATATTCTTTTCCACTATGCCGTAAATTTTACAGTCTTTTTTGGCATCGTCGAGCTCGCGCTCGTAGTGGCTTATAAAGTCTGGGATAGCACCAAGGCTAGCAACCACGCGGCTATACCACATTTTTAACCTTTGTATTTTTCATTGTTCAATCCAATCTGCTAATGTTTTAGGGAATACCGCAGTAGTCAACGACCTACGGCGACCAAATTCTTTTACATAAGCCCTAAAATTATGTATCTGCTGATCACTGGGTTGGTGATCCATTGCCTCTAACACAAAATCAGGCACTTTGTTTAATTTTGAATGCAATAATTTTTTGGTATTAGCATCCAATACTGCAACTGATAAAAAATCTGGATCATTGCACAAATTGAAACTTATGTGAGCATCTTGCGCCCAATCAACAAAATCTGGTAGACCGGGCACAGTAAGATTACTGACCGTGGAAGAGAATTTGTAGGCAATTTTTTGTAATTTTAACTGGTCAAGATTGGTATTGAATCTTTTCCAACTGTTGCCATAGCGTACAAACTCATAGGCCGGTCCAATGTTTTCTGCACTGATCGCTATAGTGATATTGTTGGGCAATTTTTCTAGTTCTTTTGCAAATCTAGTTTCATCCACTCCAAGTCCTGAGCAAATGGACACAGATATATGATCGGGTATATTTGCAACTAATCGTGCCAAATCTAAATATAAAAATGGTTCGCCGCCGGTGATTGATATCTCACGCAATCCCGGTGCTTGATACAGTTTGATAGTTTCATCCAAAACTGTCTGCCATACAGATGACAACTTCAATTGCTTTTGTCCTACAGATGATACCAGCCGGTCTCTGTCATTGATTGTGAATCTGTCACTGGCAATTGTGACCGGATATCCTTTTGTAGCAACATCTCGTGACCATGCCGAACTGTGAGTTTTGCAACAATACACACAGGTCATATTACAATCAGATCCTATCACAATATTTAAAACTTCGGGATCGTTGATCAATTTCAAATGTGTTCTATCCTGGCTGCCCATGCTTGATCGTCTACTAGGCAGGCCTTGTGATTCCGGGATCCAGCAATTATCTTTACAACTGATCAGTGCACCACTATCAAGCATTGATTGACGATCACTCACAAGCTCAGGCGTGTTAAATAGTTGTCCAGGATTTTGTTTCAACCAATTTATATTTGGTCGTTGAGGTGTTGCCGCACAACAGCTAGAAGTTTGAAACTTTCCCAGATCTACAGAAAGCCACCAAAACTTTTGACTACAATAGTAATCTGTAAGTTTTGGATCAGACATTAGTTTTCCCAGTCTTCGTCTTCGTTATAATCTTCGTCTTCGGGCTCTTCTTCGTCTTCCACATAGTCCTTGTCGTTGTCAAGGTATGAGGTCAGCGCACGTTTGATGTCTGCGTCGCCTTTGAAAGCTTCGCGAATATCTTCCACGTCTGAATCATTATCCATCAAGATTTGAATCACAGTTTCGGCTGCTTCGGCACGATCTACTGTGTTTACAAAACGCTTGAGTTCGCCCCAAATTTCACTTGCTATTGCTTCACTCATCTACTGTTTCCTCCTGCGTACTTACCTCGGCTTTCTGGTTTCCAAAGTCTGCCATGACCTTGTCCAAGCAACCATCATCATTCTTTTCCCATGCTTTGCGGAACTTCTTGATAATTTCTCCGTCGCTTGTGGTAAACACCAGACTGTTGCCTTCACGTTTGAGCATGGCTTTCTTTTCAATCAAGTCCACAAGACCCGAGTATGGACTCATGCCTGTTGTGTAAGGAATTTTGACCTGCACACCTTCAAAGGGCTTGGCATAGCGTGTTTTCATAACTTTGCAACCGGCACGAATACCGTTTACGTCCGAAACTTTGTTGCCATCTTCGTCCTCTTTCAGCTTCATCTTTTTCATGGCCACAACAATTGAGCTGGCATAAATGAAACCTTGGCCGCCGCTGATCTTGTCATCCGGATCAAACATATCCTGACTTGCGTATGTGTGATTGGTGCAAACCAAGCCCACGTTGTATGAACCAAACATGTTCACACAGTTACGCACCAAAGCAGTGAGAGCTTTGGGCTTGCGGCCAAGATCGCCTTTCATTTCGCCTGCATCAAACTGGTTTACGTCAGTGGGTGTAAGCAACATACCCAGACTGTCAATTACAAACATGACCTTGGGTCTCTCGCTGGCATCTAGGGCTTTGTAATCGCTCATGAATGTGGAAATTGTTTTGGCCACATCATCAATCATGGCCATGCTCAATTTTAGCAATTTGCTTTCGCTGGTGTCAACGCCCAATGCTTTGAGCCAATCCTCATCCAGTGCGTTTTCACTGTCAATCAACACCACAAAGATACCTTGCTGTTGTGCGTTCTTGATAATGTTACCAGAGCAGATATAACTTTTACCTGCACCAGAGTCGCCAGCAAACACAGTGACCTTGCCCAAAGGAATGCCACGGTTGAAGTCGCCGCTGATCAAATAATTCAAAGCATAGTTGCCTGTTGAGATCCAGTCTGTTGGATCGTTAAAGCCTATCGAAAGGCCGTCAATACTTTTTGTAATTTCCTTGCGGAACTTACTAACGTCAAAGGGTTTTCCCATAATTCACCTGTATAGATAGAAGAACACACAGGTGTTACCCTGTGTGTACAATGCCAGATTATTTTTGTTGTCTAGCGCGGATCATTGCCAAGATGTCTTCGGCTTTTTGTGCTGGCTTTGCGCCGGCCACTGGAGCAGCAGCCACTGGTGCGTCTTCATCATCATCAAAGTCACTTGCAGGTGCAGCCATTGGTGCCGCTACTTTGAGTGCTGGCTTTGCTGGTGCAGATTCCTCTGTGTCAGCGCCGGTACTGGCACTGGCACCAGCTGGTGCTTGTACTCCAGCAGGACGGAAGTATTGTCCCCAACGCTCTAGGTCGTAAGGTTGACCATCCACTGATGCTTCAAACATTTCTTTGATTACTTTGAGTTCAACGTCTGTGGGCTTCTTGGGCAACAATGTGCTCAAATCCACAAGACCGTATTGCTCAATTGCAGCCTGTTCCACTTCAGTAAGTGCAGACTCTTTTCTAGCCCACTTGCTGGCGTTGTAGTCAGCAAATCCGCCCTTGCTGCCTTTGGTGATGCGGAAGTCTAGACCACGCAGGTAGTCTGTTGGCAATTCTTCCAACTCAGGATCCATCAAGGCGCCTTTGATAGTTGTGAAGATTTGAGGGCCAATGATGAATCGACGAATTGGATTCTCTGGAGTCTTTTCTTCTGAGAATTGTGATTCACGCACAAAGCCTTGGAAAATGTAATCACGCTTTTTCCAATACTTACGACCCATGTCTTCGAGACTCTTGTCTTTGAACCAGGTGCGTACTTCTGCCAAGATTGGGCATGCTTCGCCCCACATTTCCACGCAAGGAACACGAATCAACACTTGCTTGGAATCCATCTCTCCTTTGATACCGTTGAAAGGTAAACGAATCATTGCTCGTTCTTGCCAAAAGAAAGTGTTTTTTGTATTACCGTCTGGGAGGAATCGGACTGTTGCCGATTGACCGTCTTCTAAACTCCAGAACGGAAAAATTGCATTGTCATAACTTGAAGTGGATTGCCCACCTTTGTTTTCTGATGCCTGTAGTCGTGCTCTGATTTCTGCTAATGATGCCATAGTTTTTCTCCTTAATAAGTTGCCTATGTATGTTGCCTATCTAAATTTACTTAGATCAATTGTTGCCTGTGCCACAAAAGAAAAAGCGCAAACACAGTAGTAGTATATGCGCTTTAGTCTGCTGTGTCAAGTTTATTTATCTCATTTGAGCAAAGCCAATGATTTTATTCTTGCCAAAGTAGCATCGCCTTCTCGAGACTCATAGTATGAGCCTGTGATTGCAGCATTGTAGTTGATGGCATCATCATGTGGTGGTTTGTCCAACTCTTCGTCCATGATACCTGCTGGCATGCCCATTCCGCACTCGGCTAGGCCGTGTTCGGGGCAGTACTCACCTTCGGCTGTCATGTTGCATGATCCTTCAGCCACTGGCATGATTTGTGGAGCAATTAGATTTTCTTCAAGACCAACGTCTTGTGCAAAACGGTCACTTACCCATTCGTACGGGTCGCCGTCGCGAGCTTTCCTTGTGCCATAAGGCATGTCATCAAAATAATAATCATACAAGGCCTGGAAAAGATGATCACTCATTTCACCAGTTGCTGTAAAATCTTTGACATCACGCTTGAATGTGTCCTTGATGTGTTGCAATGTACTGCCGGTTGAATCAGTCAATACGTTTTCGTTGATTGCCAAACCAGCTAGGCCACGCATGCGGTCAAGATCATTGCTTTCTCTAACATTCCAAGATCTTTCTTGGTATGACAATGGCTCGTCCTCGATTGGATCGCCCAGGTCATCATAGTCAACATCAACATCGTCGTCACCGTGTCTGGGTTCCGCAACTCCAGTTCCGCCGCAGACATTGCAACTTGAATATTCGGTACGGCCTTCGCCTGTGCCATTGCATGCATCACATTCTTCTTCGTCACCAGAATATATTTGTTCAGCAACACCTTGTGCAGGCGGCACTTCAGCAGCTGGTGCTTGTGGTTGAGCAGGTGCAGGCATTTCGATGCCTAATTCTTGCAAACGTTGCATGACTTCGGTATCATTCCAGGCATTGGCTCTGGGATCTTGATCAGCCAGAGCGTGTAGTCGATCAAACAAGATATCGTCACCAACCAAATCATACAATTGTTCTGTGGCGTTGGTAGCATCTGGGCCAACAATCAATTCACCAGTCATGAGCGTGCGGAGTTTGTCCATTTGCTCAGGAGTTTCAGGAAGATTCCAGGTGCCTTCACTCAAACTGTTGATCCAGTTTTCAAATATTTGTGCTTCTTTCATTTCTTGTCCTTTTTGCTGTATCCTTGCCAGCAGTGGTAGTGCCGCTTCAATACGGCTGTCTATACTCTGTTCAATGAACAGTGTTTTGATGCTGTTGACAACATCTTCTTGTTCGTTAATGGTGGCCGGGTGCCACGATTCAAAATATGTTTGGTAGCCGCGATTGCTGGCCATGTGTTTCAGATTCTCACGCAGACTTTGGTAATAGGCCTGCGCTTCTGTCACCAGCTCCTGTGTGACTCCTTCCAAGATGCGATTGGCACTGGCTCTGTTGAAGCGACTCAACACAGCAATTTCGTTCACTGTTTCTGTAATATGGTTGCCGCGTATGTCGTAGGGTTTGCCGCCTTGGCGCACATGTTCCAGCATGGCTCTGGCACCACTTAGACTTTTGAATCCCAATTTGAAACGTTCGTTGTCAGCAGTTTCAATGTAAATGCTTTCCACATAACGATGTCTAGCATCACCTTCGCCCAAGGGCTGACTGTGCTTGATCATGAGTCTGGCCTGTGTGGGTTCTCCGGCATAGCTGACTTTGCGGTTTCCGTAATAACCTTCAAACAGGCCTTCTTGTATGGCTGCAATGCCTTGCATGGTGTGTTTGAGTTGGCCAATATCTTGTATGCTGTGGGTCCAACGATTTTGTGTGGCTTTCTGATTCAGGTGTTGAACAAAGTCAAAGAATTCTGACTTATCGTTGCCTTCCATGGTGCGTCCCAGATTGTCTCCATACATGACTTTCATGTCGTTGTCCGAGTCCAACACAATGACCATGGTGCCGTAGTTTTTTCCCGAGCCCGAAGTGTAATCAAATGTGAATGTTTTGGCATCCGCTGCGTCACAGGGACGACCCATCTGATCCAGCATTTCGGGCTGGAAATTGCGGGTGGCCAGTAGATCCAGCAATTGTTGTGATATAGAATTCGTTGTTGCCATAGTAGTATATTTAGCGAATCATTGAAATGAATGGAAACGGTTCAACAATGTTGTCTGTATGATCTTTCAAGTGGTTATTCAGATCTGAATGGTAAGTTTGTAGCAACATCAGCATGCGAGTGGCCAACAGACCAGACATCACAAGATCATCTGTTTCACCAACTTTGGCTGCGTAACTTGCTCCTGCTGCCACAAACGTTTTTAGTTCAGTGATCAAGGGTTTTGAGTATATTTTCATGCGTCCAGATTCGATCAATATTTTGAACTTGCTACAGGCCACAATTTTGCTTTTGTTGCCAGTGGTAAATCCCTTGCGAATTCTACGCCCTGCGGTGCCTTGTACACTATTATCACTCAAAAAATAGCCCGGAATGTTTTCTTCCCCGTATTCTGCAATAGATATCAAAGCAGCTTCGCCAATGGTGTTGTTTTCTACCGAGTAGTAAATCTTCTTGTCATCCCGGACCACTGAGTGTATTTCTTTAACAATATCTGCTAGAATTTTAATTTGTGTGGGAATGTCAGTTTTGTTGTGCCGCCACTCGGCCACTTGTTCTGTAGTTTCTGCCTCAAACACCTGTATAGCACTGGGATCACCACCTGTGCCCAAGCTGGGGTCAAGAGCCACAATGTACATCTTGTCCCGGTCGATGTTTCTATACCAGCGCACTTGTCCAGTTTTTCGAACAGGGTCAACTCCTTCCAGCTCCAACAGCTTGATAGGTGAGATCAGCGTTTCGTCATTGATAACAAAGTCGCAGTCCATCTCTCGACGAAAACGCTCGTCTCCCAGTTGACTGCGCTGTTCGGCAGCCCATTTGTCATCTCTATCTGGATGCTCGCGCCAGTAGGCACGAAATGCCTTGAAGCCATTGATGCCCAGGCCGTCCGGTCGTGGATTACCAAATTCATCTTCAATCTTGTTGGCACCTTTCCAGATGTAGGCAAACTGATCTTCATCTGAGTTGGGGGTTGATGTAATGATTGCTTTACCGCCAGTGCTCAGTGTGGGAGTA